GACGGCAATCTAACAAGGAGCTAAAAATGGCTGGTACAGTTATGAGAAGTACCCAGTTCCGCGCGATCGTTGAACCGCTGATGAACTCAGCGTTTGACGGTGTGTATGACCAACGCGCTGATGAGTACAAAAAAGTCTTCTCGGAAGAGAATGGCACCGCACGTTCGTACCATGAAGAGGCTGTGCTGTATGGCCTCGGTGCAGCCCCGGTGCTGCCTGATGGTCAACCCGTTACGTATGATGAAGGTGGTCAGCTGTACACCAAGCGTTATACCTACGACGTGTATGGCCTGGCCTTTGCCTTGACGCAAGTCTTGGTTGAAGATGGCGATCACATCAACATCGGTACCAAGTACTCTAAGCACTTGGCTCAGTCGATGACGGAGTCGATCGAGACCGTGACCTGTAACCACCTGAACCGAGGCTTTAACTCCTCGTACAAGGGCGGTGACTTGGTTGAGCTGTTCTCCGCGAGCCACCCGGTTATTGGAGGTGTGCAGTCGAATGTCTTGACCTCTGCCGCATTGTCACAGACCTCGTTGGAACAGGCGATGATCCAGATTCGTCAAACCAAGGACTCCCGTGGCAAGTCGATTCGCGTGACGCCGAAGCAGCTCATTGTCCACCCGTCCAACATGCTAGTTGCTGAAGTTCTTCTGAACTCGGTGCTGCGTGCTGGTACGAGCAACAATGACCTGAACCCGATCAAGTCCGCAGGCATGGTTGGCAAGTCGACGACGCTGTCGCGTCTGACCTCAGCTCCGGCTTGGTTCGTTCAGACGGATGCGCAAGATGGCTTGAAGGTTCTTTGGCGTCGCAAGCTGAAGAAGGCTATGGAAGGTGACTTCGAAACTGATAGCATCCGCTACAAGTCGACCATGCGCTTTGGTTCTGGTTGGACTGATTGGCGCGGTGCTTTCGGTAACGCTGGCGTTTAACCCACAACAACGGGAGGTTCGCCTCCCGTACCTCAATAGGAGAATGTAATGGGTTCATACACTCAAGGCGCGCAGTCAGCCGGTAATTACCCCACCCCGGGTCGAGATGTCGGTTTGGCAGTATTCGTCAAAACGGTGCCAGTGCAAGCTGCAGGTGGTGCTACTCTGGACGTGACGACGTACTTGCCAGAGGGCTCGCAAATTGTCGATGTGATGTTTGACACGGTAACTGCGCATACCTCAGCTACTGCCACCATTGCAGGTGGTACTACAGCTGGTGGTACCGAACTGTTCCCTGCAACTGACGCTAAGGCAACTGCCCGCGCTCGACCCACGTTCACTGCAGCGCAGCTTACGGCAATGCAGAGCCTTGCACGCAATTCAGGTCAGCCTGATTGTGCAGTGTATCTGCGGCTTGCACTTGGCACTCCAACCTCGGTTGGTTTGTCGAATGTGAGCCTGCTTTATACCATCGAGGCTAACTAAGAGGCAACGGGGCTTCGGCCCCTATTCTTTGGAGACAACAATGCAAGGTCTACCTGTAGCTTATAAGCCGATGGCAGCATCGGGCGTTGTTAAAGATCGAGGCGGCGAGTTTGCAGGGTTTATTTGTTTGACTGCAGCAGGTGCCACTATTACAGTCTATGACCACAATAGTGGAGCTTCCGGCAATATTGTTGCTGGTCCCATCACGCTAGCAGCAGGTCAGCTCTTTGAATTCAACACACCCGTGGCGGTTGCCCGTGGCATCTATATTGCCCTGACTGGCGCTGCGACACTGAATGTTCTTTACAGCTAATGGCTACCTCAGGTACTGTTGCGCAGACAGTTATTAGCACTGCCAAGGTGCTTGAGCATGCCTTGCGCCGTGCTGGGTTACCTGCATCCGCACAAACCCCGGATACTGTGGACGTCGCCAGAGAATGCTTGTATTTGTTGCTGGCACACTATGCCAATACCAGCTTAAACCTGTGGTGTATTGAGCAGAAATTCATTGCGCTTGTAGCTGGCCAACCAGAGTATTTGCTGCCGGCTGGTACCAATGATGTGCTGAATGTGCATTTGTGTACCCCAACATTGCTGGCGCAGAGTGAGTTTGCCGCCAACATATCGACACTCAGCGCAGCAGCTACTGCGGTAAGGGCCGGTGTAAAATTCTCCGTAGCCCCAACGACTGACTTTGAGATTCAAACATCGCTTGATGGTATCGATTACTCAACAGTTTTGGCGTGTAAGGCAGTAGATGTAGTACAAGGCGTAAACTGGTATAACTTACCAGTATTCGCCTACTGCCAGTATGTTAAGGTAAGTGCTGGTACAGTAGAGACTATTTACGCAGCCTCCAGTACCTCGGAAATACCGGTTAGCCCTCTTAACCGCGATCAGTATGCTGACCTGCCAAACAAGTCAGCCATGTCTGAAGTGCCCGTTAATTACCTATTTAACAAGACATTGGCTCCATCAGTAATACTCTGGCAAGTGCCTTCTGAAGGTACTAGGCATCTTTCGCTTTATGTTCATCGTCAAGTGCAGGACGTCGGGTCACTAACGCAAACACTGGCAATACCCAGTAGATGGTTTGAAGCAACCATTATCCAATTAGCTTTTAGGCTAAGTATGGAGCTACCTGGTATTCCGCCCGAGCGCATTAAGATGCTGCTCGACCTCTCTGAAAAATTCAAGATAGAGTCCACGGAAGGTGAGACTGACTCGGCGCCTATTTCGATAAGCCCCGGTATTTCAGTGTATACGAGGTAAATATGCCCCGCTACCTACCGGTTAATTCACACGGTGCAGTGGCAGTAGCTATTTGTGGGCGATGTGGCTTTAAGTACCCATACTCAGAGCTCAGGTCAGATAGAAACGCACCCGGCCTCCAGGTCTGCGAAGACTGCTGCGATGAAAAAGACCCTTATAAGCTACCTTCACGCAGGGCTGAGCGAATAACACTTACGCATCCACGGCCTGACACGCCCTTGGTTTGCCCGTTACCTGAGGAAGAATGATGGCCGCCCCTGAAGCTCTAACTTTTAATTCGCTGTGCTCAGATATTGAGAGCTATGCTGAGCGCCATGATGCTGAGTTTGTAGAGCAAATTCCACGCATCATCATGTTGGCTGAGAATCGCCTAGCCCTAGAGGCAAAAGGGCTCGGTACTGTGCAAGTGGCTAGCTCAAAGTTTACAACTAATAACCCGGTAGTTAGTAAGCCAGAGCTTTGGCGACAGACTAAGAGCTTCTTTTACACAAAGCTGACCGGAGAGATCGTCTACCTAAAGCCTAGAAAATATGAGTACTGTAGGGTGTACACAGCCGGCGAGGCTTCTGGGTTTCCTGAGTACTATGCTGACTATAACTATGACACGTTCTTCTTGGCAGTAACACCGGCGCAAGACTTTGCATTTGAGCTCTCGTATCATGCACGGCCGGCGCCCCTATCAGCTCAAGTACAGGTAAATTGGACGACACGAAATGCGCCCCAGCTACTGCTTTATGCTTGCCTACTTGAGGCGCAGCCATGGCTCAAGAATCCAGCAATGCTGACACTTTGGCAGTCACAGTATGCCGAGATGATGGCTTCGCTACAGAAAGAAGAACAAGGGTTTAACCACGATATCACCGAGGTATAGCAATGTCTTATACAAATGTGTTCAGCGAAGATAGCCTACCTCCATCCGATGTGGGTCTAGCCATTTATAGCATTACAAGCAATGCAACCTTTTCATGGCCCAGCTACATCAGCCAAGATAGTCTTACACTAGCCAGTATTGTTGAACTCAGCGGTACAGATGATTTTAGTCTGACACTGCCACCTGCAGAACAAGTCTCGGTTGGGGAGCCTGTACTCTTCCTAAACGCAGGCACTACCACGTTCTCAATAAAGGACCAGCTCGGCATTGAGGTGTTAAGTCTAGTGCCCGGCGCTTCGTATCTTGTCTACGTAAAAGATAATACCACTGCTGCTGGAGTATGGGGTAGCATTGCCTACGGCGCTGGAGTATCAGAGGCGACTGCTGGTTCATTGGCAGGCAATGGGCTAAAGGCACTAAGTAATAAGCTTGCAGCCGAGGTCACTGCCGTAACTTTGAATAGCAATTACACACTGCTGGATACCAATAGGGCAAAAGTACTGCTGTTCAACGGTGGCGCTACCACGCTTACGTTGGCTGCTATTAATGAGTTGTCCAGTAACTTCTTTTGCCACATAAAGAATAATGGTACAGGAACTCTGGTACTTAGCCCATCGGGAGGTAATTTAATCGATGGAGCGGCTAGCCTAACCATTCAACCAGCAGAGTCATGCATACTAATGAATGACAATGCAGGCTCATGGGTTACCGTAGGTCTTGGGCGCAGCACGGTATACCAGTACTCTAATTTAACCCTTGATGTGTCAGCTGGAGGTACCTTCACACTGACAAGCGCACAGGCCGCAAATAAGCTGCTAACTTTCACAGGCAACCCCGCTGCAGGGGTCATTATAGTGGTGCCTGCCATTGTCAGCATCTACTATGTGGCTAATAACCTGTCAACGCCATATACGGTACAGATAAAAACCGCCAGTGACTCCGGTACCTTAGTAGACCAGTCTCAACGTGCCGTGATCTTGTGCGACAGCGCCAGTGTAACCTCCGCGCAGACTGCCCCCACCACCAGTATTCAAAGTCTGCTCGACGGTACTGTAGCCGCCCCGTCACTTAACTTAACGTCTAAGCCTAATACGGGTCTGTATAAGTTTTCTACTCAAGGCCTAGGCCTTACGGTTAATGGCGTTGCGCAGCTCACGTCTAATGGCGCCGGCGTTGAGCTACCTCTAGGTTTAACGCAGGGTGGCATACCTTTCAAAACCTCCAACACCGGCTCTTTTGCATTCCCAGCAGGTACTACAGCCCAACGAGACCCTGCGCCTCAGCCAGGCTATGATAGATTCAATACCACACTTGGTAAGAAGGAGTACTGGAATGGTACGGCTTGGGTTATGGGCGGTGGTGCTGGGGGTGGTGGTTCTGATGATGTCTTCTACGAGAATGGTCAAACTGTGACAGTAAATTACACCATTAATGCCGACAAAAATGCCATGAGCGCCGGACCAATAACCATCGCCGACGGGGTTTCCGTAACAATACCTGACGGATCAGTTTGGAGCGTAATCTAATGGAACATACTGACACTGCGCGATTGAATTGGCGCATCGCGCACGAGAATCAAGAAGAGTCTCAGCGCATCTTAGCTACAATCCCCCCAGAAGAGGTTCAGGCAGCACTAGATAAAGCGATGGAGGAAGTAGCATGACAACTCAAATTAGCGGAACAACCGGGGTTAACAAGGTACAAGATCTAGTAGTAACTCCTGAGAAACTAAGTCAAAAACTCACGCTCATGACAGCGGTTGACTTAACCTCACTCGGTGACAAAACCAAGTGCGATTTCACTGGTATTCCGAGTTGGGCTAAACGGATTAGTTTGAATTTCGCTGGACTCTCTACTAACGGCGCATCAATTCCGATGGTACAGATAGGGTCAGGAAGTATTGAATTAACAGGCTACGCCGGAACTGGCGGGCTGCTTCAAAACTCTGCCTCAACTTTTACCTCTGCCCACTCAACTGGTTTTCTTTTTGGTTACACAGGTGCTTGGGCGGCAACGACTGTTATCGGAGGCACGCTCACATTAGGGCTTTTAAATCCAGCGACAAATACTTGGGTTATCTCGGGACTGCTAGGCTTAACAAATGCAGCCGTGTTACATATGACTTCAGGTACAAAATCCCTCGCTGGAATACTGGATCGTCTCCGTATCACTACCGTTGATGGTACGGCTGCAAATAATTTTGATGCCGGGACAATCAATGTTCTTTATGAGGGTTAATCATGTCAACAGGTAAATTAGCTCTAGGGCAAATACAACTAGGGGATAACGTAGACACCAGTAAGAACTATGTAATCAAAGTTCCTGCAGTCGCTGACGGGACGCTTGTTATTGAGCGAGGTAATGGGACGGATGTTCTGAGTATTGATGCAAGTGGAAAGCTCACATTCACTGCTGCTGATACTCAATTGCCACTTGGTGTGGAGCAGACTTGGCAAGATGTTACAGCTAGTCGTGCAACTGATACGACTTACACAAACAGCACCGGTCGTAGTATTTGTGTGAGCATCGCCACTACTTCGGCAGCAAACGGGAGCGCTGCTTATCTACAGGTGAACGGTGTTGAAATTGCACGACCATTAGTGTCCTCGGCGGCTACAACCGTCATTGTACTAACTGGAATAGTACCTCCCGGAGCAACCTACTTGTATGGCGGAAGACCTATTGGAAAATGGACGGAGCTAAGATAATGACCACAACAATCAAATCATCCAGCGACGGTTCTTACGGTGCGCTGCAAGTTAATGGGGTGGATTCAGTTACGTTTGACTCTGCCGGTATTCTTACTGGATATAAAGATGTTTCGATTACCCCCGAGAAACTCACGCAGAAATTGACGCAGGTTGCTTCTGTTACTGCTGCCGGAACCGCCATTGATTTTACCGGCATACCGAGTTGGGTTAAGAGAATCACACTCGAGCTTGTTGGTGTTAGTACAATTGGAACAAGCCCAATTGCACTTCGTTTAGGGACTGCGGGCGGGTTTATTACAACTGGATATACAGCTTCTGCGGTTCAAACTACGACAGCTAGCACCACAATATTAGACGGAACAACCTTAATACCGCTAACTGTATCTTGGGCAGCCACAGTGCTAGGAGTGGGGCATGTTGTTCTAACAAACATTACTGGAAATATATGGCTCGCCAGCGGTGTATTTACCACTGCGACGCGCTCAGTTCTGGTGGCAGGTTATATTGACCTTGGAGCAGTTCTTACTCAATTGAGAGTAACTACTATAGGTGGGTCAGAGACTTTTGATGCCGGGTCTATTTCCATGCTTTACGAGGGTTAAATCATGAGATACGAATACAACATTGTAACAGGTATTACTGAAGAGTTTCCAGATGAACCCCAAGAGCCGGTTATTGAGGTTCCCTCAATCCCACAGGTAGTATCTCGCGCACAAGGTCTAGTAACTCTGGAAATGGCTGGGTTACTGGAATTGATTGAAACTTACATGCAAACGGCTGCTCGGTTAGAGCAAATTGCTTGGGGCAACATTCAACAGTTTGAGCGTACCTCCCCGTTGCTTAATCAACTACTTACAACCTTTGGTCTTAGCTCAGAGGATGCAGATACATTATTTATTAATGCCTCGCAGGTGATTATCTAATGTTCATGCTTCTTTGGGTTTTATACTTTATCCCTGTTCTACTTATTAGTTTTGTCGGGTACATGTTTGCTCCTATATTCGGAATGTTTATTACTTCGTCTGAACGCGCAGACCGAGTTAAACAGATCGACAACGGTCAGCACACGTTGGTACGTGACTATCTAGTGAAATGTTTTTACTGGTTCCAGACACACGATAATGCTGTAGATGAGTATTGGTACGGAGCGTTTAATCGAGACAGTGTGTTGGCGTACTTTAGAAATGCAACCCAAGCCCAGTACGATTCGAGTCGTATATTTAGGTGGGCTTGTCGGGTAATGTGGTTATGGCGTAACTGCGCTTATGGGTTTCAATACCATATCTTTTCTCGACCGTTGGATGAACTACTCTCTGTTTATCAACGAGGGGATGAGGACCAAGGTTTCTGGATTGAGTTGATAAACAGACGGTCTAGTTTCCAACTAAAAGCTAACATACCCACCCCCTGGTTTTGGTACTTCAGCATTAACATTGGTTGGAAAACCCACACAGGTTTTCCGTTGTGTATGTACGCTGGACGTATTATCGGCACTAGAAGCCGAAGTTAGCTTATAATAGCGACTAAGGCACTACCGGTTAAGCACATAAAGGACCCCTATGAGCAATGGTACAGCAGGAACCAGGCAGCAAACTTGGGCGCTTATGAACGGCGGTCAGTCTGGTTTATTTGACAGAGACAGAAGTAATGATAACTTGTTTATAGGAAATAGCCGGGCTTTAGACAAGTCTGCGATTGAGCTAGCGCCTATAGACCTGCCCACTCTAAGACCTGCTACCGGTGCGTTAGCCCAGTTTGCTGGTAGCGGTGGCCAAAGTATAGCCTTTGTACCACCAGGCTATGTCGCGACTGACCCCAACATTAATCCTAAGACTGGTCAGAAATGGACTGCTGATGAGCTGGCTGGTATTACTACCAGCGGAGCTACTTCTACCGATGATTCCCAGTTTTATAGCGGAGGCTTGGGCTTGCCCGCCTGGGGTGTTAATGCAGCCAAAACAGGCCTGAGCGTGTTTGGAGCTTTGAATGGTATACCGGCGCCAATAACTAAGGTAGTAGGGGCTTTACTGGGCCCAGTGCTTGGCGAAGAAGGTATAAACGAACATACCTTGACCAACAGTGCCTTGGACGCAGGTCTCAGTTTAAACCCGATAACGGGCCTACTGAATATGGGTGGTAAAGCTATTGCAGGCTTACTAGGTGAGAAGTATGACTTGGCTAACACTCTTGGAGAAGCCACAGGTACTTACGCACTACGCTCACTTGACTCCTTGAATCTTGAGTCGTTTAAAAATGACTCTGACGCAGCCTATGCTGGCTTTAATCAGCGCACACTGGCAGAGATAGCTCGACAAGAGGCGCTTAATGCCCAAGAACATGTACAGCGCCAGCAAGACGAGTACTTGGCCCAGCATGATTTGGCCGCTGCCCAAAGAGCACAGGCGGCGATTAGTGGCTCACCGCTAACGCAGCTCAGTGAACTTGCAAATCAAAACACCTTTGATGGTGGCAGTGCTTATGGTGTTACAGGCTACGGGCCAACTCCCACTGAGTCAACTTCCTCCGGTACCAGTGGTAACGCAGGTACCCAATCAAATAGCTACGGCTATTCCAATCCAGCCTCATCTTATGGTGGATGGTAGCTCAATGTTGACTGATGACCAAGAGCTTTCGCTAACTAGCGGAGGCGACTGCACCCAACACTATCATAGCGCTGACCGTGATATTACCCATGAGCAGGTGCTGCAGTTCCAAGGCAGCGAGACACTAAAGCTGGTTACAGCTTCTCGTGCAGTGTCTTACGAGGACGACTTCCTGTTTGTTAGCACAGCCGGAGGCGCCGTCACATTGACGCTACCCATAGCTCGTGGTGGTAAGGCCTACACCATAGTTAGACTGAGCGGGGCTAGTAGCGCGACGCTAACACCTACAGGTACAGATACCATAAATGGTGCCGGTAGTCTAGCGATTTCAGCCAACTACAGCCCTGTTAGACTCAAAGCTTTGAAAGGTACCGGATGGATCCAAGTGTAAAGCCGCCAGCACCTCAGAGTGTGTCTATAGGGCAGCCCAGTGTTATTCAGCTGCCGTCATTACCCGGCATTCGCCGTGACGGTACACCGACTGATTCTGACTTCTTCAATGATGCACAGTGGTGCCGCTTTACACGGAATCGCCCACGCAAAATGGGTGGTTACAGGGAAGCTACGCCACTATTGTCTGGCCCCGCTTACGGAGGTTTTCTCTTTTCACGCCAGTTCCTAAACCTGTACTGCTCCTTTTCAAAGTACGGCGTTGAGTACTCAATGCTTGACTCTGCTGGCGTTGGCAGCGTTGTTACTGATATCACACCTGCAGCCTACGTATATGACGAGAATACGCTGTGGAGCTACGACTACCTATTTGATGCGGCATCGGGAGCTGATGCAACCCTTCTCATCGCCACCCCAAACCATACACTGCAAAATATAGATGACCCATACCTGGGCGGTGTCTACGTAACTCCAATCAACAACCCTGCCCAGATGACTGCCGTAGCCGATGCCACGGCCAAGTCTTCTGGCGGGCTATTCTGCACTGCGCCTTACACAGTGCTGCTTGGTAATGATGGTAACGTAACCTGGTCAGATGCCAATGCGCCACAAACCTATGCCTCCGGCGACGCAGGTTCTGCCCGTGTCACAGGCAGTAAGCTAGTCAAAGGTATGCCAATGCGTACGGGCGTGTCCTCTGGTGGACTGTTGTGGTCGCTAGATTCTGTGCTGCGTATGGACTATGTTGGCGGTGCCGCAATTTTCAAGTTTTCGCATATAAGCACCAAGTCTAGCATACTGTCGCAACGTGGTGTTATAGAGTATGACGGTAAGTGGTACTGGGCCGGTATTGACAGGTTCATGGTATCTAATGGCATACAGGTTGAAGAGTTGTCAAATGACATGAACCTTAACTGGTTCTACGACAATCTAAACTTTGAGCAGCGCCAAAAAGTATTCGCCATGAAGATGCCGCGCTTCGGTGAAATCTGGTGGTTCTTCCCATCTGGCGAGTCAACTGAGTGTGATAAAGCGGTAATCTTCAATGTCAGGCTTAAGACTTGGTATGACAACTCACTGGCGCGTGGGTGGGGCTTCTCACCCGCCTCTTACAGGTACCCATTAATGATGGGTAATGAGGCATCGCTGAATCAGAGACTAGCCATAAGCCTCACCTCTGGTACGCTACAAACTGGTACTGCAATTACCGGCTCAACCTCAGGCGCTATTGGTTTTGTGCTAGCCTTTACGGGTAGTGGACCTTACCAGTGTCTACTGCTAACTAGCAACAAGAGGGCGTTCGTGGCTGGTGAGGGTATTACTACATCAAATGGCGCGCTTGGTACAGTAAGCACCTTTCGGCACCTGTACTCGTTGTTTACACACGAGAATGGTTACGATGCAGTTGTCGGAGATGATCAAACCGCTATTGAGTCCTACTTTACCACCTGCGACTTTGGTGCCCCTACTGGTGGACCGCAGCAAAATGCTATATCAGGTGCTGATGTTAATACACGCATAAAGCGCATTGAGCCGGACTTTAACTTGACCGGGTCTATGAATGTGCAAGTACTGAGTAGGCAGTTTGCGCAGTCAGAAGAAATTAGCGGACGGCTATATACTTTTGAGAAAAATACCGGTAAAATAGACTTAAGAGAGCAGGCCCGTGAATTTCGTCTGAAGTTCAGTTCAAACAGCCTAGGTGGTTTTTATGAAGGTGGCAAAACTTTAGTGCATCTGGAACCAGGAGATGCAAGGCCATGATATTACGGGAGCTCTAAATGGGTTGGTTTGATGATTTATTCAGCATTGATGGTGATATTTATACGCCCGATGCTTCTGAGGTAACTAGTAATTTTGACCTCAGTGGTTTGACAAATAATATTGATGTCGGAGGTGTTGCTGAGGGTATTGACCTCAGTAGTTTAGGCGACGTCGATACCAGCTGGCTAGACAACCTTGACTTCAGCCAGTTTTCAGAGCCCAGTGCCGAGAGCTTCCTGAATACGGATGGTTTTGGCTATAACAGCTTTGAAGACCTGTACAGCGCGCTAGAGTCACCTACAGCGCCCAGTATTAGCACAGCAGCCTTGGATGGCTTCTCTGTAGCTGATCCAGTTGCTGCGGACGCCTACTTTGCGAATACAATTAGCAACCCAACAGAAGCCAATATGTTTGCCACGGAGGACTCTCTTCAGAGTGCTTTTGGTGACCCTGTTAGGCAGGCAATGCTGACTATGCCGACTTCACCGTCCTCTATGAGTACGGCACAGCTGGATAGCTTCACGATGACGCCTGAGTCAGGTTCTGCACCTGCCTACATGGGAACAGGGTCTGACTCGTTCAATCAGTACTACAACCCGCAAGATGGCGTTGTACCTACCAATGCAGGCATACCCACTTCGCTTATCCAGAAGCTGCTATCCCCGTCGACTCAAGTAGTTGGCTCTGCCGCGCAGCGTGCATTGATGCAAAAGCTAGGACTGGCAATGCCCACTAAGTCAAACCTTGCTTCGGGTATTGGTGCCGCGCTAATGGCCTCACAAGTTGCAGGAGCATTCGGTGATGACGCCAAAGCACCGACACCCTCACAAAAAGGCACGAAGCAAATGTCCTGGAATAAGTCGATCGCCAATAAAGCACGTGGCGGATCGATCACAGCACAAGGCACTCGGCCACAAGGCACTCGGCCACAAGGTGCTCTAGGTTTGCTACGTGGTGCACAACCCGGACAAGCAGATGGCGTCCCCATTAACGCCTCACATGGCGAGTATGTTTTTGATGCTGATACGGTGGCCGCGCTAGGCGATGGTAATACCGATGCAGGTGCCGCACGGCTTGACGAGATGCGTCAAAATATCCGCGCACACAAGCGCTCCGCCCCACCTACAAAGATTCCGCCAAAAGCCAAGTCAACTAAGGCTTATTTGAAAGGAGCCAAGTAATGGCTACTGCAGGTATGGCAGGCACTACTTCAGAGTATATCCAGCCACAATTCTCGACTGATACCAATGCCGCGGTCGCAGGCGGCATTCAAGGTATGCTGGGTAATGATGGTTACCTGAACTCAGTCATGGGCAACTGGTATGACCAGACACCGGCTCAAGGTGCTCTGGGCCAGTACTCCCAGTATGACCCGACAAAGACGCAGCAGTTCATGAACCCCTACGTGTCGAACGTGGTTGAGGCTAACAACCAGCAGTCAAATCAAAACCTGACTGAGAATATCCTGCCTGCGGTGAATAGCACCTTTGCAGGTAATGGCCAATTCGGTTCAACCCGTAATGCAGACTTCACCAATCGCGCAATACGAGATAACCAGCAGACACTGAACAACACCAACGCGACGACGATGTATAACGCCCAGAACCAGGCGAATACTAATTACCAAAACTGGACTCAGATGGGTGTCAACTCAGGTCAGCAGGACTTCACCAACTGGATGACACGTGCAAATTACCCCATCGGCGCTCTCGGTACACTGGCGCAAAGTGCGAACTCCATCGAGACAAATGATCCACTGGCGGTAAGCAACAACTCCGCCTCTGCTACTGATCTACAGAAGTTTGTAACAGCAATGGGCGCGCTGAACACTGGCGCAAACGATGGTACGATTGATTGGCTCTCTAGTTTGCTAGGCTAATACATGGACCCTAACAACGATACACTTCTGGATGCAGTGCAAGAGCCTAATGTCTCTGGTGCATTGCAACAGTTGCTCATGGCTAAGGGTGCCGCAGCACCTCAGCCCAATAGCTCAGCAGCGCTGCAACAGATCATGATGCAGAGGCTCTTGGGGCGTGAGAATACGCCCGAGCAGTCGCAGCAGCTCCAAGAAAACCGGGCATCTGCACTCAAGCAATATCAAGAAGCACTTATGCAACCGAGCACTGGGCCGATGACAGCTTCAGAGGTCGGAGCCTACAACTGGATTGGCAACATGGGCAAGATGTCCCCGTTTGCCGCGCTCACTTCAGGTGTCGCCGCAGGTGGACAGGCGCTGCATGATGGCTTTGTCGGCGAACGCACTGGCAATGTCGCTGCGGCGCGTGCAGGCTACGATGACGCTGCCCAGCTCGATGTGCTGGATTCCCGTGAACTGCCTTATCTCAAGGCTGCTGCAACGGCTAAGGTTGCTGGCGGCATGGGTGGCGCTGAGAAGATTCTTCCGCTGTATGGCAAGATTTTCAACAGCTACTCTCAGCAAGCCAAAGACATGCAGTTTGCCACGCCTGAAGAGCGCACAGCTTGGATTCGCCAAAACACCGACGAAACTGTCAAGTCGACGGTTGGCCAGTTTGGCATTAGCGTGAACCCAGAAATTCTCGGCAAGCTATTCTCTGCAACCGCATCGTCGAGCAGCGAAAATGGCATCATGTCGCCGACAGACAGCCGCGTACAACAAAATGGTTCGCCGTCAGCTACGCAATCGGCTTCGAGCGATATTTCATCGACCTCGCCTCCAGCTATGAAAATAGCACCTGGAATGCAAGTTGCTCGAGATTCTAATGCAACTCGCTTGAGAAATGGCGAAGTCACTGGTGATTTGCCTGCTTGGCCCGAGATGCCGGCAGAGCCCGGTGCCGCGCCTGTAGTTGACCGCAGCAAATTTGCTCAGAACCCTCCGCCAGGCACGCCGCCATTCCGTAATGTACCAAATGAAAAAATGATGGTTAAGGGCGCTGAAGGCATGGGCGAAACCTATGCGAAAGACTACGGTGTGATACAGGAGTCTGCAGCATCAGCCCGTGATCAGCTTGAGGCCTATAACGCGCTTGAGAAGATTGACCCGAATACTGGAGCCTTCGCAGATGCTCAAGGTTACGTTGGCATCGCGCTACAAGGTATGGGCATTGACCCGAATACACCGCTGATTCAAGACGCAATCAAGAATCGTGAGGCCAATACCATCATCAGTCAGATGTCGAATGCGGCACTGCGTGGCGAAAAGGGTGTACAGACACGGTCTGACGAAGTACGTATCCAGAATGAATTGGCTAAGACCACTGATCCAAAGCAGGCATGGAACTACCTTGTACAACTGGGCAAAGAACGTGCTCAACGCCGAGTTGACTTGTACCACTTTGCGGAGGGCTCAGCCGCCAGCAATAATGGTGTACCTGTAGCGGCGCGTGAGAAGTTCACGCAGAGCATCACGGATGATCCTCTGACACAAGACTTTGGTGGACGGTTGATCTTCCGCACTCCGACCATTGAGGCATTCATGCGCAAGTATCCTGACGCACCGCAGTCCGAGGCGGCTGAGTACTGGAAGTCACTTGAGCAAGGTTGGAAATCTCGCAAAAAGGGTAAATAATGGCACGCCGCGGACTTTCACTGGCTGACTTCGATGCGCCAGAAGCTAAGGCTCAAGAAGCTGAGGTAATGAACCAGGCACTGGGCGCGTCGAAGTACCGCCTAGAGCTTGAAGACCTGTTTCCTACTGTGCCAGCCAAAGAAGAACCCTTTGAAGGCGGCAGTACTCTGAAGGTCACTGTACCACTACCCGGCGAGTGGCCGACCGCGGATACAGGTGTACCCATTAGTCAGAAGACAGCCCAGTTCCTGGCGGGTGCTGGCAAGCGCTTTGTCGATGCGCAGAACCGCTCAAAACAAGGCATGAACTCACTGTCCGGTAATACGCTCTACCCACGTATTCAAGACGAGATTGATCAAGCCGCGGCCCGTGATGCTGGCTTGATGGCTACGACACCTGGCATCATTGGGCACACTGCCCCAGATATGTTGGCCTCCATTGCGGTTGGTCCATTGGCCAATACACGTCGAGGTGCTGGTGTATTTGGCGCCACACAGGGACTGCTCAACCCCGTTACATCAGGGGAAAAGCATGGTACGCTACTCAACACAGGCCTAGGGGCGGTTGCAGGCTCCGGTGGACAAGCGGCCAGCTCTGTAGGCTCTAAGCTGGTGGGCAAGGCGCTTCATGCAATGCCTGAGGCAATACCAGACGGCGCTCGGCGCCTGGCGCAACGCCTTGGTGTTGAGCTGCCCAGTGCCACGTGGACAGACCCTGAAAAGCGTCGGTTGTACCTACTCGCCAAGTCTAAAGGTGTACCGATCAGCATCGGTG